CTACATGGTAGGATCAGTTCCGCGTGGCTCGTCTTCACAGGCTGCCACTTCATGTTTTGTTGTACGTGTTTTATTTGGCTCAAAGAGCCTTTTACTTTGACCGTTTATGGTCTATATAGACGGCTGATAACAGCCTTGTATATGATGTATGACTATACTCTAACAGATTTAATCTTTAATGTCAAATTATTGTTTGTCTTTAACTTCGCGAATTACAAAAGCGTCGATTTTCTTACCTGGTGGTGTTTTTACTTCAACAAATTGTCCTGGTTTTAATACACCCAATACGGTTACACCATCTAATTTTAAAAATTCAACAACTTCATTTTCGGACTTGTTTTGTATGTATAGTAGACTCATATTTTATCCTTTGGTTCAATAAATTTAAATAGTAGGTTTGCGGTCATGGCTTAAGTTCGGCATCAGAGGTGGAGTGCTTTGCTTTTCTCCGCTGCGCCTTGCGTTTCAGCTCAAGCGCATACCCCATTGTGCGGTATCGGCGCTGGCCTTCTGTTAACGGTGGCCGTCCTTTTCTTTTGGGTTTACTGGTCGCCTCCACACTAATCCTCACGAGTGGAGCGCATTTCATGCAGCCAACATCTTTCGCACGTTCACTCGGAGTGATGTTGCAATCGAGGCATCTCTTCACGACTCAGCATCTCCGTCGGATGTGTGTCTGACCCGTGGCGACAATCCTAATTGCAGTAGCAGGCCTTCATTATTCCACCACTTGCCGCGTGGGCATGAGGGGCCGTGATACGGCCCTACGTGCGGCAGACAGTCGCATTGAGGCGCACCAAATTGATCTGCCCATTTTGAAGCATCATCGGCTGTCACGACTTCACCTCTGTATTATCTTCGAAGCCTTCGTGTATGACGGTCTGCGAATCAGCTAGCGCGCGATCCATGGCGGCCGCTTCCTCTCGCGTCAGCAAACGAACACCACGGCACTGGACGCGACTCAACAAAGCTTCGCGGCATTCCCAATCGGCGTGCGGCACAGAAGGCAATGATTTAATTTCGCAATGGCACTTCGGGCACATCGTCTGCCAACCGACTCCTGCGCTCATGGCTTTAACTCAACATTGTAATAAGAAATATCAAATTTCTCGTCTTTGTACAATTTCAGTCTCCTGAGGTAATGTCCATAGGTGTAATTTGGTTGATCATCGAATCGGTCTGAGATGTCGTATAATGTAGCCGTTGTCTTACCATCTCCAAGACCGAGGGATCGTCCAATACTTTGCAATGTTCTAATTTTCGCCTTGGTTGGAGTGGCGAGGATGATGTTGTGCAGGTTCCTGATCGTGATCCCTGTTGAGAAGACGAACGATCCGACGATGATTGAATCTTGTTCGGAATCAGCGATTTTTCGGATGTCCTCTCGGATGTCCGTCTCAGTTTTTCCATTAACAAAAAACAATTTCCTAGAACTTTCACCCAATTTCTCCTTTATAAGATCGTGTATTATACGACCGTGTGATTCATAATGAAACATGAGTAGACTATTGCCTTTGATAGATAAAGTCAAGTTCCTTATGAATTTATTTCTGGCCGTATTTCCAATTATATAGTCGAGTTCGGCCTTGTAACCCGCCGCAGCACCAATACCGGTGCGCGACAAATTTACAATCTTTTGGGTTCCTTCTGGGTACTTAAGGATGATAGATTTAATGGCAAGTTTGGCCACATGTCCATCATCCATTAATTTTTTGGTGGTGGTTAGTTTGGATATGGGACCAAAGTATCCTTCAATCTTAAGATTGGACACATCATTTTCATGAGTGGTTCCGGTGCAGGCCAATCTATATGGTGCATTTATACAACGACCGGCTATGGCACCAATTTCTTTGGATGCCATAGTATGAGCCTCGTCTGCAATTAAGAAATCGAACTGATGAAAGAATTCATCGGGTAGCTGAGTAAGGGACTGCCATGTCGATATTAATAATTGTGTATTAGGCAAAAGTTTGTTGCTATAACCGCTGTAAAGCCTCTGTATGCGATCCTGAACCGACCATTGGTTTGCGCTAGAATAGTCCTCAAAGTCCGTGTACATCTGTTCTACTAGCGATGTATTGATGGTTACGAGCAATCCTCTGGAAGCTTTCTTTTGATCTAGCAAATATCGCATATAACAATAAAGAACACAGCTTTTTCCTGAACGAGTCGGTGATATCAATGTTAAGCGTTTGTAACGAATGGCCTTTGCCAGTCCTATTTCTTGATACTCACGGGCTTTCATGGGTTGGCCGCGAGAATGAAGATTTAAGGATTTAATATATTCGGCTGCCTCAAGGTTTGAAAAATCATTATAGATATACAAATCAGGATTAAATGATACACTATAGTTACGTTCTTTTGCAAAATCTAATAGGTACTTTAATAAACCAGCATATAGATATTTTGTTTTTAATGAGTATAATTTTACATACCCATTCCAGCCTTTCTTGGCCGCAGGCATAAATTGGTAATTGGGAATGCGATACTTGAAGAACTCGGATATTTCTTTTTCTATTGCCGGTTCTGCCACTACCTTAGTGTATACATCATTTATTTTGGTGAGTTGAATATGTGCCATGAATCATACTAACCTCTTTCCCCGGCACTGAATTTTCTCCAATTCATAATATCTCTTATTTCATAGGACATAGAATTAATGTGTTTAATAGCCTCTTCACAAAAATATATGGCCTCTTTGTTATAAACAAGTTTCTTATTGAGTTCTATTAGGTCCGTGTCGGCCTCTAGATATGTATTAATATCAGCCGGTTTTAATAGCTTATACTGAAAAGGAGGCCATCCCACATCTTTTAATTTTTGAGGAGTGTCATATTTACCTGTGTAATATTCCCATTTGATTTTCGTCAGTTTGGCTATTTCGTGACGACATTCTTCGGCGGCTATTCTATGAAAAATTATTTGGCTCAGATACTTAGAATGAAGAATAGGAACCCGACGCAAGGCTTCGGCCAGATCAAAATTATCTATTTCTGAATCTTTTTTCCATTCTTCTATTAATTGTTTTAATGGTATTTTCATTTTACCATTATAACATTAAATATTATACTTGTCTATTGACATCCATGCTGGTAAAGCCAAATTCTGCCGTGGCCGTAATAATAGTAGTCGCATCTTCTTGAGTTGAAAGTTGAAGTCCAGACAATGTGACCGGGAAAACTTCTGTGAATTGCAAGGCCAATATAGGATTATTTTTATTTGAAAGAATTGTAAGAATTGCATCCGAATATTGAGGGCGTGTAGATTGCATCTGTAGACGTTGTTGTAACGTCAGATTTTGGTATTCCTGAAATGAATCAGGTATTGTCAGCCCCTTCAACCAATCGGCCACACTTGTCCATGCCCAAAGACCTTCATCGACCGTAAATGTCATAGACAAATATTCATAGGTCATCTTGTTTGATGGAATAGGAGCATTAATAAACGGTGTTTCTTGTATTTGTGGACTAGTACTAATCCCAGGAACATTCACTTTTTGAAGAAACCACTGGACATATGGAAGTCTGGAAAAGCTAATTTTAAATGTACTTGGTTGTAGAAGATTCTGGTCAACCGGAGGCGCATTGATGCTAACTGCAAGGCTTTCTAAAGGGGATAATGTCATCTATTATTTATAGGGCTATGCCATTGGCTTCTAGCTTCCTCTGAAGCTTCTGAATGACCATGTGTTGGATTGTCATTTGTCTGTCAAAACTGGCACCCAGAGCGATCCTGGCAAGATCTGGATACTGAATCTTATCATCCTCAAAACCAAAATTCTCAAGATAGGCCGAGTCAATTTGTGGATCATTTCCGCTAGGAGGAATCTCGATATTGTATATAACGGCCCAGCGTCTAAGATCTTCTTTTGTAATCAGGAAATTTGACTTTCTTAATTCTTCATGAATCTTGGACAACTGAAAGAAATATCGAACCGGACCAGTATCACCTTTTTTAGAGAAATTCCTAACCATTTGTCGATAATGTCCCAAGACGACTTTGGATGTGATCTGTTCAGGTGATCGAACCGGGAAATGATTGATTCTGATTTTAGAATCCATATCCGGCACTTGCTGACCATTTTGAGCATTATAAATGTTGTGATTTCCGTGTCCTAATTTAATATGTGGAATGTGTTCTTTTCTGACGGCCACTTTGTAAGTGATATGATTTTCAGTGGCCAATGGATTGAAAATACTATAAAGTGGGTTTAGGTGTTCAAAATAGTTGGTGTTAGTGGGAACCCAGGAACGCCACATCGACTTTGGTGTCATGTGCATTGGCACGGCCTCTAACTTTGCCAGGATGTCATCTTTGGGTTCATGAATAAATTCGTCGGTGTCTAGAGGTAAAATCCAGTCATATACACCCTGAGAATTAATTGAATACAAGGCGCGAGTAGTCAGACTGTCCTGATTGTAAGTGTTATCTCCATCAAAAGTTGTGGTTATAGGATAACCTTCGGCAATAAGTTTTTTTATGATTTGTGGTGTTGCATCAGCCGAATTATTGTCTATAATAAAAATGTGATCAAAGACGCGAGCATTGATTCTAACGAACAATTCAATGATGTCACATTCATCTCTACACTGACAGATACAAGCTATTTTCATGGAAATATTTTTGTTATTAAAGCACACATTAAATTAGTCATGACACAAATTAATATGACTGGTAGGAATACAATAGGAACCATTATATCTGGTATTATTTTAACAGCACTTGTGAACAGTATTAGAATACTAATTAAAGTCCATAGGATAAGTGCTATTAGTATCATAGAATGGGTTTCCAGACTTGGATTAAAAGGTCTGTATCATTCATAAGAAACTTGGTTATGTAGGCAGTCGGATAGGCTGCATAATATTGGGCCAATGCATGAGTTCGTTCTTCTTCATTACCTGATATTAGAAAAGTCTCTAGGAGACGGTGGGTTTTGTGGGTCATATTATTCCAAAATATAAGTTTTTGTTCCGCAATCAAAAATTTTATTATATCCCAATGTGATCATCATGTTGTTTTCTGTCATATTAGGATCGAGTTCGGGGTACTTTTTTAATATTTGAGATTTTCTAAAAGAGGATCTATGTAGCATTCTTTCAGAATTTTTTTTTACATACCAATAAGCTGGTTTATTAATTTTGACTAATTTAAAATCATTTAGTTCATATACTTTGCCACTTGAATAAGTTCGATCAGCATAAGAAACAATAGATCCTTGGTGCAAACATCGAAAATGTTTTAGTAATTTGCTAAACCCGCCACGAATTTGAGTGTTTTTCAATACAGCAAATCTCATTAATTCCCACTTTGCATTCTTGTTATATCGAGAGGTGTTGAATGTCATTAAACAAACTAAGGTATTGTTAAAATACAAACCGTATTTGTAAGTACATTTATCTTTACCCTGAAGGTGGTTCTGTTCGAGAAATAAATTTTTATCATGAACCGAAACATTTTTAATATCACATTTACGTGCATCAATTTTAGTTTCGGTAAAGCCTAGTTTGGCTTTGATTATAGATTTCCATATCTCTTTTTTTGTTTCCCAAGACGATGAAAAAATATGAATTAATTGAATTCCAGCTTTTTCGCAGCCAATAGTCTTACTGAGGTGGTATGTTGATTCTTTCCTTCCAGCATATGTTTTGCTTTCCGGCCTGTATAGATGAGAATAGACTCCATTATATTCAATAGCAAATTTTTTATCAGGTAAATAGATATCTAACTCAAAGCCGTCAAGAACACTTCTGTTATTAAATTGTATTTCACCATCATAAAAAGATTCTATAAATTCTTTGATTTCTTTTGTGGGTTTTGTAATTTTAACAAATTTTCTTTCATAACTGTTAGGATTGTTAGCGGCAATTTTATGTTTGTCTAACCACAGAGACACTGTACCTTTTGTTGAACCGATAAGGGTGGCGATTTGTTCGCATGTGAGATTTTCTTCTTTATGTTTTTGGATTAACCAATCTTTGTTTTTGAGATAGTATAGTGTCTGATTGTTACTTTCATTATAGCGAATTTTTGGTATCAAGAGAATTTTACACCATTTTTTAACAGGAATAACACTAACATTTAACTTCAGATCAATCTGTTCGTATGATTTTTCGAGGGTTATTCTTTGCTCATAAAGCCAATCATAATTAGACAATAGTCGCAAAACTTCGGCTGAAACTGTTTTATTTCTTCTAGAGCAAGCAGCCGAACAATAGGTGGCAAATCTATCCTGCCACTCAGAATCTATTTTGGCTAATGAATTACAACCAGCACATTTAGGTATTTCTGTGATTCCATTTTTTATACAATGAGTTCTTAAAGAAAGTGT